CAGTGGTAGAGTGCTCGCCTGAAGAGTGAGAGGCCGGTGGTTCAATCCCATCCTCCCGCACCATATAAGTACTGATAAGTAGCTAAGTGGTAAAGCACCCTGCTTATAACAGGGAGACTTAAGTTCAACTCTTAGAAGGACTACCAAAGAGGTACATATGGTCTTTAAGATTACTAAAGAAGATAAAGATAACTTAGATATACTTAAATTAAATAAAGTAGTAAAGGCTTCTCTAGAGATAAATCTGGAGAAATTAATTCTAACGACTCAGGATCACAGGTATGTTCAAGGCATAGTTAGTGTACTGAGAGACTTAGATAATATCTTAACTGACTCCATAAGCTAGGGCGAACTGGACGAAGGGAGAGTAATGGATGAACGATAGTAAATTGGATGCGGAGATTAAAGAACTTGAGGAACTTGCTTTTGGTATTAAGGATGAGGTAGAGGAAGTTGATGGGTCTGCGGAGACTACTGACACTGGTGCTACTGATACTACTGCTAAGAGTACTGAAGTAGAGACTGTCTCAACCGTAGAGACACCACCTACTCCTGATAAGGTTTCGGAACGCAACTGGGAGTCTGAGTATAAGACCCTACGAGCTAGTACTGATAACTACAAGTATATCACGCGGCAAGAGATGGCTAATCTAAAAGAGAGATTAGTAGCAGCTAGTAGGGAGATTGAAAGACTTAAGTCCTCTATCACTGTACCTAGTGAGGATATCTTCAAGGACACCTTTAGTAAGGAGGATGCTGACACTGTGGGTGAGGATGCGCTTCAGATGATGCAGAAGGCGGCTACCACAGCAGCGGATGCTAAGACTAAGGGTATTGAAGAGGAACTCAAGAGGGAGCGTCAATATAGACTTGAGGCTGATCAGAGATCCATTGAGGATGATAAGACTGCTGCTATTGGTATCTTCTTAAATAAACTTGGGTCACTAGTACCTGAGTATGAAGGCATTAACCTTGACCCTAACTTCGAGAAGTTCATTAAGGAGGCTGACCCAGTGAATGGGGGTAGTCGTCTTACACACTTTAAGAATGCTGAGAAGACTGGTAATGTCGGAGTAGTAGCTTCGTATATGAGGGAGTTCCTCGGTACGAGGGTGCCTAAGGATACACTAGCTGAGCGTGTAGGGCCTACGGGTACCACAGCTACAGATCAGGGCACAGAAGTTAAAGGTATACTTATCCCAGTATCAGAGGTAGATAAGTTCTATGATGATGTAATGAGGGGTAGGTTTAAAGGAAATAAAACTCTCCAAAGAGAACTAGAGACTAAGTATGACTTAGCATTCTCCAAGGGAGAGATAGATCATAATAGGTAAATAATATGGCAATTCGTGGTGGTGTAAATGATAGTTTGTATGGACCTTCAGTATCTGATAGTGCTTACGTAAAGCAGCTATTCGCTAAGAAGGTACTGAAGAACTTCTATGAGATTACAGTCTTTAATGATATCGCTAATACCGATTATCGAGGTGAGATTAAGAGCATGGGAGACAAGGTGTATCTTCGGACTACACCAGTATTGACAATCTCTGACTATCAGGTTGGGGAAGATATCTCTGGCAAGTATGAAGTTCCTGCGTCTAATAAACGTAAGCTTGATATTGATCAGGGTAAGATGTGGGCATTTCAGATTGATGATATTGATGAGGTACAGAGTGATCTGAATCTTATGAACATCTTTGCTAATGATGCTGCTGAACGTATGGCTATTGCGATTGATCGTGATGTCCTTGAGTTCGTAGCTATTGGTGATGTTGCAGATAATACCCTGATTGGTACTGATGCTGGTACTAGTGGTGTAGATGCTGCTAATAAGGGTGCTGCTGCTGGTGCTATCAGTGGTAACGTTGATCTTGGTGAGTCTACCGATATACCACTGATAACACCACCTGCACCACGTGTACTTAATAGTATTGAAGGTGATGTAGATAATATCCTCAGTGCTATTGTAGATTGCTCTCAGGTACTTGATGAGGCTAATCAGCCACAGCAGGGTCGTTGGATGGTTATGCCAGCTTGGGCATGTGCACTGCTTAAGAAGGGTGATCTTAGACGAGCTGATATTACTGGTGATAGTACTGGTGTTATCCGTAATGGCGCTATTGGTATGGTAGATAACTTTATGATCTACAAGTCCAATAATGTCTTTGAGGATAAACGGGCTACCTTTAATGGTAACTTCTATATCCCCTTTGGAACTAATGAAGGATTGACCTTCGCATCACAGCTTATTAAAACTGAGTCCCTTCGGATTCAGAATAGCTTTGGCGAGTACATGCGTGGACTCAATGTATACGGTAGAGCTGTTGCTCAGCCTGTAGCTCTTGGTCTTCTGTACGCTAAACGTGCGTAAGTAGTTAAACCCTATGTCTCTAGAGTATATCTAAGTACTCTAGAGACATTTTTGTAGGAGCTGTAGAATGATTAAAGTTATTAAGAAGGGTACTGATGAAGTAGTTATGATTTCTAAGACATACTTTAATAATCATAAGACCCACTTTGATGTATACGTAGAGAAGGTAGAGAAGCCTAAGGTAGTTAAGACTCGTAAGAAGAAGCCAGTAGCAGTGCCTAAGAAGGTTGAAGTAGCTGATAAGGAGGAGTAGTAGTCTATGAATTTCTTGGAAATCACTAAATCTGTCCGTATCCTATCTGGTGCTCAGGGAGTAGGACCACTTACGGTTACTGGAGTAACTGGCTATGAGGCCACCCTTGTAGCATTCGTTAAGGATGCATGGTTAGACATACAGAATTACAGAGAGGAGTGGAACTTCCTTAAGAAGAGCGATAGCTTCTTCACAGCAGCCTCTAAGGATACCTATACAGTTAGTGATATCTTAGGACCTACTAATGACTTCAAGAAGTGGGATAAGGATAGCCTAGTAATAACTGATGCTGGTCGTAAGTATCAGCTTAAACGTATAGACCTAGGTAAACTAGAAGAAGTATACCTCAATAGTATTAAGGAGAGTAGGCCAACAGTATTCGCAATAGACACTAGCGATAGTATCGTACTTAAGAATATCCCAGGTCTTATGTATAATGTGGACCTTAAGTACTGGAGAGAACCACAGATCCTAGTAGCTGATGCAGATGTACCCCTATGTAAGTCCTCCTTCCACAACTTAATCGTATACAAGGCTCTAGAGAAGGCTGCTATATACTTAAGTAGTCCTGAGATCTACCGTAATTACTCTGTTGAGGCTGCTAGAATGCTAGCCCAGATGATGCGTGTAGATAACCCCGCTAAAGTTATGAAGACTAGGAGACCTTTTGCATGATTAAGAGGACAACTGATCTTAGGAGATCATTATGATACCAGCAAGATTGAGTTGGCCCAGTCAGCGTAATGAGGTAATTAACCTTCAGACTGGAGTTGATGAGAACATAGCCTCACTCCAGCAGAATCCTGGCTCCCTCCTTGAAGTAGCTAACTATATGATAGCGGAGGGTACTACTGGTGGATACCAATCTATAGCTGGCTTTGAAAGATTTGATGGTCGTGTCTTATCCTCTACATTGACTACTAAGATAATGACTATAGAGAATCCTGATATAGCTATAGTAGTAGATGATATTATCTTAGGTGCTGCTGGATCTGCTGTAGCCCTAGGATCAAGTTTAATTATTGAGGGTACTCTTCAAGTAGAGGTACGTATTACTAGTAACAACTTTGTCCGTGGAGAGGATTTAACCATTGGAGGTATCTTCCTAGGTATCTTTAAGAATACAAAGACTACAAAGCCTACTGAGACCTTCCATGCTGTCTATGATAACAATAGGGCACTTATAGGTACCGTTGGTGGAGAGGTGGAGTGTGAGGGACCAGTACTTGGTGTAACACTGTATAGGATTAAGGTGTATGCCTTTAGGAAGAAGGTAGGTCTTAATGAGGTAGGGATGTATGAGGGAACTGTCAATGGATGGGTTGAGGTAGATACCTCTGATAACCCATTAGCCTTTGGTGTACATGACTTTAAGTTTACCACATACAACTTCTTTGCTACTGCTGGATCAGATAAGATCTACTGGATAGATGGAGTGAACCAATGTAGATCCTTCAATGGCACTAGAGTAGATACTATAGTCAACTGTGGTATGGTATCCTTAATTAATCCACTGACTGCTGAACAAGATGATAATGATGCATGTGTACAACTAAGTAAGCTTGAGGAGGGTTGGGATAATCTGATAGAGCTTAATGTGACTACCCCTCCAGTTGTCAAGGGTAATTGGCTATCAGTAACAGTTACTGATGCTGACCTACGTACCTTCTTTGATACGTATGGAGCCAGGATGAGGTTCAGGGATCTAGATGATGATAGATGGGTCTACCCAGTATATGTAACTGCTGGTGGATTAGATGAGGTGACTGTAGTATTCGAGGCGGATAGTATTGTATCTGCATCGGACTATAATGTACTCTTCTATTATGACCAGGATCAACCTGAGAATACTACTAATATAGCCCAACCTCCTGTAGATGTAGTAGTTACAGTTAATACAGTGCTTAGGAGAGACTTCAGTACCAATCAGGACAGAGATGTACCTATCAATATTATAGCTAGGGAGAATAGGTTAATACTGGCGTATGCTGGTGGCTCCCTCCAGTTCAGTGAGTTGACTAGACCTACTGGATGGTCTGGTGTTAATGGAGCATTCGAGGTAGGCACTGGTGATGAGATTACTAATCTGGTGCTTGGGGTAGGTAATGCCCTGATTGTATTTAACCTCAGTAGTATCCTCATAGTTAATGGAGTAGCACCCCCTAATATTACTACTGAGATATTCTCCCCAACATCTGGGGCTTACGTAGGTACAGCTAAGAGGTTATTGGGAACCGTATTCTTCCTGGATGATCGTGGTGTAACTACCATGGAAGCTGTTCAGGACTTTGGTGACTTTGCTGCTAATAGTATCAGTGAGAACTTTAAGACTACCCTATTCGAGAATATAGATAACTTAACGACTAGTATTGTCTCTAGAGACTTGAATCAGTATAGACTCTTCTTCAGTACTGGTCTAGGTATCATAGTATCCTTTAAGGGCAAAGAATTACAGGGGGCAACCTTTACTCAATTCCCTATAGCAGTTACACATACTACTGAGGGACCACTTAGTAATAAGAGGAATGTACTCCTGTTCACTACTGATACAGAAGAGTATGCCAATGAGGAGGTTGATGGTTACGTCTATGTTATGGACTCAGGTACCTCCTTTGATAGCCATCCAATCATCACTAAGATGGTAACTAGTTATTCCCACTATGGGAGTCCTAGAGCATGGAAGAGATTCATTAGTGCTATGATTGAGGGGGAGACTAGTGTAGACACTATCTTTGATGTTAAGATAGACTTTGACTATGGCTCTAGACAGTTACCTAGAACTGAGACTAACTTCGGATTAGCTGGAGAGGTAGTAGGTGGGTCTCTCTATGGTACTAGTGAGTACGGAACAGCTATTTATGGCTCTGGCCCAGTACTCTCCAGTACTCCAGTATACTTAACTGGCTTTGGAACTAATGCTAGCTTTAAGATATTAACTAACCTACGCTTTGTTGAACAACATGTTATGCAGAATATACTTGTGGATTACACATTACTCTCAAGAAGGATCTGAAATGTATATAGAATACCTAGGAGAATATAGAGATGAGTAGGAACTACACAGCACCACCAGCAGTATCTGATGGGGATACAGTATTCGCTAATGATGTCAATGACCTTAATACAGCCTCCGATACCGCCTTTACACTTACTGAGGCTGAGCTAGATAACATTAACTCCTCTCTAGGTACTCAGGTAGCTAAAGCTGAGGCATGGGCTAAAGAGGCTGAGGATGTAGAAGTAGAGCCTGGGAAGTTCTCATCTCTACATCACGCTACTAAGTCTAGCCAATCAGCTACTGCTGCTAGTAATAGTGCAGATAGCGCAGCCATTGTAGAAGCTTCGGTCCTCTCCTCTGAGATTAACGCTGCTAACTGTGCTGGTTCTGCCTTTGTTTCCTCTGGGGATACCGCTGCTGATCTAGTGCTAACTAATACAGATGTTGGGCTTACCAATGATAATGTGGTACTTACTAACGCAGACGTAGTACTTACCAATTCTGATGTTATTAAGGCTGA